GATACTACAATGCAAGAAGTTGGGACTGGGTTTAATATGAATATCATTCTCAATGCTGATGCGAAAGTAGGAACAACGTGGGCCGAAACGCATTAGAAAAAAAGTTAAATTAGGGGTTGACTTTTAGTAGCAGATCGAGTATAGTGTGTAGATTAACGAGTTTAATAAAACAAAGGAGATAACAAATGGCTAGAGAAACTGCGGTTATTCAAGGTAAAGCGTACTGGGCTAAGTTGAGTACACCAGATAGCATGTCTGACAAGTATCAGATAGATGTTTGCAATCTGTCGGACGGTACTATCGATAATTTAAAGAAGCATGGCGTTGTTCCTAAGAATAAGGATGATGAAAGAGGTACTTTTATCACTGCTAGGTCTAAGTTCGATGTTCCTGTCATAAATAGTGATAAGGAAGGTATGAACGGAACCTTGATTGGTAATGGTTCTGATGTTAAAGTTAAGATTAGCTTTAACAAAGATCATCAGATGGTATCACAATATGGTACTAGCATGTATGTAAACAAGGTTATGGTTACTAATCTAGTGGCTTACGAGGAAGACACTGACTTCGATACAGAAGGAGATGAAGCACCCTTTTAACAGAAAGGTTTAGACGGCTGGGCTTAGTCTGTGAGAATCATAAGATACAATGTCACGGGACTAAGGAGTATAGTGGGCGAGGGACATTGAAGGTAATAATACTGACTTTGTTTCGGGGCAACTATACAACTAATTTTAGGAGATGGAAATGCAAATTGAAAATTTAGTTGATGACATATATACTGTTCTAGAAGATGAGCATAAGGTATCTGAGGATAATCTTAATTCCTTTCTAGATGGTGTTAAGTCTGTTCTAACTACGCATGTAGAAGAAGCTAGAAAAAGTAGTAGGACTACTTTAAGAATGTCTTCTATTGGTAAGAAGGATAGACGCCTTTGGTTTGAATTAAAATATCCTAAAGATCAAGCTCTTCCATCAGGCCCAACACTTATGAAGTTTCTTTATGGGTCTTTGATAGAGGAGGTGCTTTTGTTTCTAGCTAAAGAAGCAGGGCATGATGTAACCGATATGCAAAAGAAAGTGTCTATCTCTGGTGTTGATGGACATATGGATTGCAAAATTGATACTGAAATTGTTGATGTTAAAACAGCTAGTGACTTTTCCTTTAAGAAATTTAAAGATGGCACTCTTTTTAAGAAGGATAGCTTTGGATATTTAGGTCAATTGAGTGGCTATATGGAAGCTGAAGGTGCTGAAAGAGCGCACTTCCTAGTTATGAATAAGGTCACTGGAGAACTAATGCTCTTCACTGTTGACGATATGGATACCATAAATGTTGAGAAGAGAGTAGAACATCTAAGAAATATTGTTGCTTCAGATGAACATCCACCTTTGTGTTATGATCCTATACCAGAAGGTAAATCTGGTAATATGAAATTGTCTACGGATTGTGTGTACTGTCCATATAAATTTGATTGCTTTCCAGATGTTAGAGTGTTTAAATACAGTTACAAACCAGTATACTTAACAACAGTTGTTAAAGAACCTTCAGTTGAAGAGATTACTCATGAGTTTAAGGAGCAAGTAAATGGATGAAGAAAATTTTGATGAGCTTATGGAAACAATGGATGAGTTGATAACAAGAATGAATGATCTTACTGTTGCTATTGAAAAGCTCACCGCTGTTGTAGACTTTATGCCAAACAGAGGTTTTGGAGAATATGAATGATGTCTAATTATTCTTTAACAAAAAGTAAAGTTATTCGCCGTGAAGCATGTCCTGAATGTGGTAGTAAGGATAATGTTGCAGTGTATTCTGATGGTGGAAAGCATTGCTATGGTGCTACCTGCACTTATCGTATTCATTCTAAAAGTGGGAATGTTATTGAAATGGAAAAACCAGTTTCTCCTATGAAAACAACAGGTTCTGTTAGTGAAATAAAAGATAGACATATTTCTTTAGATACTTGTAAACAGTATGGTGTTACTGTTACTGAAGATCAAACGAAACATATTTATCCATACTATGATGAGAATGGAACTTTAGTTGCCAATAAGATTAGAAATGTTGCTACTAAATCTTTTCATTCTGAAGGGAATATAAAAGGTAGCTTATTGTTTGGTCAGAATATGTTTAGAAACGGTGGAAAATTTGTTACCGTTTGTGAAGGTGAACTAGATGCTTTGTCAGCGTATCAGCTTTTAGGAAGCAAATGGCCTGTTGTTTCAATTAAGAATGGTGCAGCATCTGCTAAAGCAGACATTACCAATAAACATATTTATGATTTCCTCATGTCCTTTGATAGTGTGGTGATATGTTTTGATAATGATGATGCTGGTAAAGCTGCTGCTACTAGATTAGCGGAAGTTCTTGCTCCTAAAGCTAAGATAATGCCTTTACAATATAAGGATGCTAATGAGTATCTTAGTTTAAAAAAGACAACAGAGTTTGTTAAAAATTGGTGGGATGCAAAACAATATACTCCTGATAACATTGTATCTGGTGAAGAGTTATGGGAGGTTGTTAATGAGAAAGCTATTGAAGCAGAAGTTCATTACCCCTTTGAAGGAATAGAGAAACTTACTCACGGTATTAGAATGGGTGAACTCATAACCATAACGGCTGGTTCTGGTTTAGGTAAGAGCCAATTTGTTAGAGAGCTTGTGTATCACTCTTTGAAAAACACTCAACATAACATGGGCTTGATGTTTCTTGAGGAGAGTATAAAGAGAAGCGGTCTAGGTATCATGTCTCTAGCAGCCAATAAGACTTTACATATCAGTGAAGTGTTTAACAATACAACTGTAGAAGAAAGAAAGAGTGCTTTTGATGAAACATTAGGAACAGGAAGAGTATTCTTCTACGATCATTTTGGCTCTAACTCAATTGATGCTATTCTTCATTGTGTTAGGTTCTTTGCCAATGCACTTAATTGTAAGTTCATCGTGTTGGATCATGTTAGTATTGTCATTTCAGATCAACAACAAGGTGATGAAAGAAAAGCTATTGATGAGATTATGACTAAGTTAAGAATGCTTGTGCAAGAGTTAGATATCTCTTTGATACTAGTATCTCATTTGAAAAGACCTTCTTCTGCTGGGCATGAGGAAGGAGCAGCAACATCTCTATCTCAATTGAGAGGTTCTAGCAGCATTGGTCAACTATCTGATATCGTGTTAGGCTTAGAGAGAAATGGTCAACATGAGGATGAGGTAGAAAGACATACAACTACTGTTAGAGTAATTAAGAATAGGTTTAGCGGATTAACCGGCCCTGCTTGTAGACTTTTGTACTCTGTTGAAACTGGTAGAATGACAGAAAGAGAAGAGTATGAGGAGATAGAATGATTATCTTTCAATCAATTATAAAGGAGTTAGACGTCACTATTAATAAGTACATCTACTACATTATAACTGGAAATGATAAGGAACAAGGGTATCGTTTAACTGGAGATAATGTTAGATTTATAAGAATGAAGAAAGCGGCTGGTTCTTCTGAAGCATCCTTTTGGCTTGATGATACGTTTGAAGCCAACATCATGAAGTTTGATGAAGATGTAAAAGCTGTAAAAACTTTAGTACAAAGGGGAGCCAATATTATTTATTCTCCAGCTTTGTTAGGAGAAGACCTTAGTAAGATGAAAACCTTTTGTCCTAAAACTGCGGATCATATGGATCAGAAGTTAGGAGATTTATTAAAGATAACATGACAACGACTAGAGCAAGAAAAGCGAAGGGGCGTAATCTACAAAACTTAGTAGTGGCTAAACTTCTAGAACATGCACCAGAGTTGGAACCTGATGATATAAAAGGGGCCATCATGGGAGAGCAGGGTATGGATGTAAAGTTATCTCCCGCTGCTTATAAGGAGTACCCTTTAAAGATTGAATGCAAGAACCAAGAGAAGTTTAAAGGTCTATACGATATATACTCTCAAGCAGAAGAACACAAAGGAAAAGGTGAACCTATCGTTATACTAAAAATGAATAGAAAAAAACCATTGGCGATAATGGATTTAGATTTTTTCCTTGACTTTTATAAAAGGATATGCTAGTATGGTAGACAATTGGAATGAAAACTTTGATGAAGAAGAATTAGCATCTTTACAAGAAGGTAGACAGTATATTATCTTTAGACCTAATCCAGAAGATGAAGCTACGTTCTCTGTTAAAATAGCTGATACAACTCCATCAAATGAAGAGTTTGATAGTTCACTGGAAGGATTACCTTCAAACGTTTCAGTCTTGGTGGTTAAAGGGATAATGCATATGTTAGATTCTGAACTAGATTATTTAGTAGAAAAAGGTGCAGAGTTTATACAAGAAGAATATCTTGCTGTAAAAAAAGAAATGTTTAAAAATACAGACAATGTTATAGTTTTTCCACCTAAAAAAATTAAGGATAACTAATCTTGATAGA